CAATGGTGTAAGGAGTGGACGGAAAGATGATGAGAAGCTCCTAATCTTTCGTAAGATGCAGGATGAGATTAGACGGATTCACAATCCGAATGGTACTTGGCTGTCAGGTGATTACACTGCAGCCACAGATAATCTCCCTTTGTGGGTTACAGAAGCGCTCTTAGAGGGCCTTCTGGACCACATCGAGGATGAACCCACAAAAAAGTGGGCGAGGTACGAAGCAGGACAACACTATGTAATGTATCCCGAATCGTCAGGCATAGAGCCAGCCTTACAAACGTCAGGCCAGCTCATGGGAAGTCTTTTAAGTTTCCCACTTTTATGCATGGCAAATGCTTTCATTGTAGAATATTCTGGTATGGAACCAGGATCCTACTTAGTAAATGGTGACGACATTGTCGCCTCCACCACACAGGAATCTATAAACTCCTGGAAGGCAAACGCACCTCGAATCGGACTGTCTCTCTCACTAGGCAAAAACTTCGTCTCAGACGACTTTTGCACAGTGAACTCCCAATTCTTTTGTAAAGAAGGAGGAGTCATGTCAATAAGACATACAGGAAAGACAGGTCTTTTGATCCGCGCACGCGACGCTCCCATTGGGAGGTCCTACGCCGATTTCCAAGACTATTATGGGAATGAAGATATATATCGACAGACCTTTATCCGACACAATCTGGAAGCCCTGAAGCATACGCCTCAGAGCCTTCAAGTACCATTATCGCACGGTGGTTTAGGTTCTAGTTTCACACATTGTGTGACTATTAACCAAAAGCTAGCTAAAGAGGTCTGGATTACGACTCTGATGAATCGTATTACCAGAGCCTCCGATGCTCAGTTTCACGCATTGACAGGGTTTTGTCCTTTGAGGATACCCTATCTACTCGTCAATGATCGCGAGGAAATTCCTAATGATCAAGCCGAGAGTGTGATTTCGGATGTCAAGAGCCTCTTCTTACCGGAAGAAGAACTCGACGAGAAAGGCGATGAGAAGGCCCAAGGACTAACCCACCGTCAGGTAGCGAAAGTTAGAGACCAGATTAGATCTGAGTCTCACTTTAGTTACCCACTCCGATTTATCTCGCAGATGACAGAGCTGAGGATCCAAGATCTTCCAGCACTGGATCTGGTTAAATTCCGGACGCACTTCGTGCGCAAAGAAGATTTCCAGACACTCAGGTATAAATACTTGAGTTCATTTGCGAATGAACTGGCATGTTATGTAAAAGGGAAACTGATTGGATCGGTTCCCGATACAGAACTTAGCTTCTCTGCTTATGTTGAGGCACTTTGCGCCAAAACTGAGAGAGCCCTGACCAGGTCAGGGGCTATCCCAACAGAGGATGTCAAGGGAGTCGACGACGTCTCAGACGAAGTCTATCTCTCAAGCGTTCTCGACGCCGTCTTAAACGAAGCCTGTGAAGGACTCGTGGGGGACGGAGAACGGATCTGTAACGAAGAATATTTTCTAAGTTACGACCGGGCTATTGTTGGGCATTCTGCCGAACAGGGATCCAAGGGGATACCTGGTGTAGGTGTACACGAAGAGCCAATTTGGCTCAACTCCTTGACTGTCAATCAGGACTTCGTTCTGAAAGACAACCCATGGGGGCCTGACTAGCCTCCAACGCACAACAAAATGTGTCATGTCATCTCTCCAGTGGAATTTATCTTAGACCACGAAAGAGAAGGCAACGGGTCTTGTGTCTACATCAAGAGTTACCGCGAACAGATGCTGAACAGCCTCTCAGTAAAGGAATAATACATACAGATAGGGAAGAACCCACACTGCAGTACCACCACTGAGCACGTGCATATCAGCACTGCCACTCCGGCCTCCGAATTGTAGGCTCGTTGCGACACACAGGTG